TTACGAAAAGGCCAAAGCGCGTCTTGGGTATCATTGCAATCACGGCATTCTAGGGAAAACATAAATGGCAAACGCATTCACAACGACCTACAACCTGACCAAGCCAGAAGTAGGGGCCTCAGAAGATTCATGGGGAGGTCATTTAAACGCAAATTCGGACACTCTAGATGACCTTCTAGACGGCACGACGGGCATTACGCCTAACCTGATCGCAGGCTGGGAGGTCGCGGGTGTCGCGGTTACTGCCACGGCTGCGGAGTTCAATGTCCTAGACGGCATCACGGCAACCGTCGCAGAGCTGAATATCCTTGACGGGGTCACAGCGACAGCGGCGGAGTTAAGCCTGCTTGACGACGTGACCGCCATCCTACAGCCTGACGTTTCCGATAATCTCACGGCTGGTTATTCGTCTGACGTTGAGGCCCTCGGCACAATCTCAAGCGGCACGGTAACTCCAGAGGTCGCTAATGCTAAAGAAAACCTAAAATCACTCACAAACGGCGGCGCGTTTACACTAGCAATCCCTGCAACAAACGGGCCTATCTCTATTCAGGTTACAAACAACGGAAGCGCAGGGGAAATCACATTCGCAGCGGGCTATCAAAAGGTTGGTGGTGACACTCTTACCACAACGGATGGTGACGACTTCTTCATCCACATAATCCGCATTGGCGCGTTTGCGTCTGCCAGCATTGAGGCGCTTCAATAATGCTTATGCCGTTTACATTTACGCGGATGGGCGGTTTGAAGTTTGTAGGCTCACAGTCCTACGCCCGCGACGGGACAACAAGTGATGTAACTGTGCCTATCGACGGCCTATCCGGTGGCATATCGTCAGCGCCGCGCGAAGGCGATCTTGTTATTATATACGTTGGTGTTGCGTCACGAGAAGTCCCAGAATCGGTCCCAACACCGAGCGGGTGGACGCTGCTCGTTAACAAGGGGGGGTCAGACACTAACAGCACTGATCTAAGTGTTTACTATAAGGTTATGGGGTCAACACCGGACACTGGAATGGTAATATCAGGGGGTACGCAATCTACTCGTAACTCGATGGCTGCGGCGGTATTTGTGTACGCTGGCGCATCAACTGATACACCGGTATTTGCTGACGCAAACCAAAATAACACAGCGGAAGTTGACGCACCTGCAATTACTCCGACTGTTCTGGGGGCGGTAATACTCGCGGGGGGTGCAGGGTCACACAGAGATGGCACTAAAGTCTACGACACGTCAGGGTTTTCACAATTTGACGGGTTTGAGACATCTGGAGCCAATGACATTCGTTGCGCTACGGTAGGTGTGGGCCGCTTTGCATGGGCTGCCGGAGCGTTTGACCCTGCCGTTCTTACATTCACGGGGGCTACCAATAGCACCAACAGTTCCGCAGCCGTAACCCTCATAATCGCACCAAAGTAGGAAAGCACATGGACCTGATATTCGCCATAGCATTTAGCCAGCACATCGGCATGAACGGAGATTACAATGAAATTCACCCGCATATTCAGTTGCAGGCTGACAGCGGTTTTGTTGCTGGTGCATATCTAAACAGCGAAAGCAACGTATCACCGTATCTGGGCTGGCGCTTTGAGTATGACGCCGCGTTTCTTGAGGTTGGCGCGGTTGGTGGGTACGAGTCTATAACAGTGGCACCATATCTACGCGCTGGTTACGAGATTGCGGACAACGTAGACTTATTTATTGCCCCCGCTTTTGAGACTGACGGGCGCGGCGGCATCAATTACGGCGCTGTTATCGGCGTATCTTACAGCTTTTAAGGAAAGGCCACAAATGCCACTACTGCCACTTGAGATACCGCCCGGCGTTTATCGCAACGGAACCGAGTTTGACCAATCGGGCCGGTGGCGTGACGCTAACCTAGTGCGCTGGCGTGACGGGTCATTGCGGCCGGTTGGCGGGTGGCGCACGCGCTTAGAAACAGCATACGACCAGCCCCCGCGCGGGATGCTCGCTTGGGATGACCTGAACGGGGATCGGCGCATCGCGGCGGGGACGTATAACAAACTATTCACCACGTCGGCGTCAGGCACGACAACTGACATCACACCGGTGAGCTTTACGTCGGGGCTTATTCGTTCTGCGGCGTTCACCGGCTTTGGCGGCGGTTTTTTTGGGGCCGGAACGTTTGGCACGGAACGGGCGGACACAGGCACCTTTTCAGAGGCGACAACCTGGGCGCTTGATAACTTTGGCGAGAACCTTGTTGCTTGCTCAAGCGCGGACGGAAAGCTGTACGAATGGGCGCTGGATACAGGCACCCCAGCGGCGGCAATTAGCAACGCACCAGTGGACAACCTTTCATTGCTAGTTTCAGCGGATCGTTTTTTGTTTGCGCTTGGCGCTGGTGGCAATCCGCGCAAGGTTCAATGGTGTGACCGCGAAAACAACACGGTATGGACGGCGGCGGCGACAAACGAGGCGGGCGATATTGAGTTGCAAACGTCTGGGCAGATTATGTGCGGAATTAACGTGCGCGGCCAATCGCTAATCCTGACAGACCAAGACGCCCACACGGCAACCTATCAAGGCCCACCATTCGTCTATGGCTTTGAGAAGGTGGGCCAAGCGTGCGGCATTACATCGCGCAAGGCGCTGGTATCCGTTGACGCAGGCGCGTTCTGGATGGGGCAAAACGCATTCTTTACGTTCGCAGGCGGCGCGGTGCAGGAATTGCCGTGCGACGTTGCTGATTATGTCTTTGGTGACATTAACAGATCACAGGTTAGCTTGATCCATACTGTGTCATTAGCGCAACACAGCGAAATCTGGTGGTTCTATCCATCGGGCGGGTCCAATGAGTGTGACAGATATGTCGCACTAGACTACGCAGAGGGCCACTGGATGATTGGCACAATTGAGCGCACATCGGCAGTGCCTCGCGGTGTGTTCAAGTATCCGTTGTGGGCCGATGTAAGCGGGAACGTGTACGAGCATGAGGTTGGGTTGATGCATGGTGCCGACGCTGTGTTTGCGGAAAGCGGACCTATCACAATCGGCACGGGCGAGAATGTTTATTCGGTCACAAGCCTTTTGCCCGACGAGGAAACGCAGGGCGACGTAACTGCGACATTTAAGACACGGTTTTACCCAAATGGCGACGAGCAGTCATTCGGGCCTTACACGATGGGAACCCCGACAGACGTGCGGTTTACGGGGCGACAGGTGCGAATGCGCGTTGATGCGGCCCGGCTGGCTGACTGGCGTGTGGGGACTATGCGCGTCGAAGCCTTTGCAGGTGGCCGTCGATGAATGGCTTGCCACCAGTAGGGCCTGACGTTCGTGTCTGGGCGCAAGACTTTCGCCGCACTATCGCCGCGCAGTGGTCAAGGCTGACTTACAAGCGGTCCGGATTGACTGCGGCGGAAAACGGGACACTCCTTTGGGACAACGCAAACGGTTATCCGATTGTCTCTAAGGGCGGCGCATACGCGCAAATCGGTTTGTTTGTCGGCGTGCCTGCAAGCGCGACAGCATCGGGGCAGGCGGGCGAATTGGCGCAGGACACTACGCACCTTTACGTCTGCACTGCAACCGACACATGGAAACGGGTGGCAATATCAACATGGTAAACCTAGAAGAATACCGCGACAGGATCGAGGCGGCACTAGCCTATAGCGGTGGCACGCATGACTTTGAGGACGTGGCACAGGGCGTCATGTCTAGCAAGATGCAAGTGTGGCCAACGTGCAACAGTTGTGCTATAACGGAAATCATATGCTACCCGAAAAAGAAGGTGTTGCACGTGTTTCTAGCCGCTGGTGACAAAGAAGAATTGGTCGGCATGATTGATTCAGCCGCAGCTTGGGGTAAATCCCAAGGCTGCGAAAGTATGACAATGAGCGGGCGACACGGCTGGCTTAAGGTCCTTGGCAAAGAGAACTGGAAGGCAGTAATGACAGTTATGGAGCGCACGATATGAGCGGCGGCGGCGGAAAAGGCGGAAGCACCACCTCTGAGGTAAAAATTCCACAATGGGTTGAGGACGCATCAAAAGCGAACCTTGCACGGGCTGATGAGATTTCACAGATTGGCTACACGCCCTACTACGGTGCTGACGTGGCGGCATTTAACCCCATGCAACAGGCGTCCTTTGCCAACACCAGCAACGCCGCAGACGCGTTCGGCATGGCGGGCGGCGGTATGACTGGAATGGAGGGAATGCCAGCAGCGCAGGACTTCAACGGCGTGATGGGCTATTCGTCAGCGCCAATGTACGAAAGCGCAGTTGGCCAGCTACAGGCGCAGCGTCCCGACCAATACAAGGCTATTACAGACCAATTCATTGATCCTGGAGGGCCACAAGCTCCCAGAACATCACTATTTCCCGGGTCCTCACGACCTTCTGGGATGGGCGGGGGCAAGTAAAATGGCAGGCGGAGCAAATCCACAACAAACGCAGGCACCTTATCAGCCAGCAATGTCGCAAGTCGGCGGGCCGACGGCGGGCGCGGGCAACGGTGTTTTCGGCCAATCGGCGGGCGCGTACAACGCGGCACTAGGCGGAACGCAAGCAGCGGCAGCAGGGCCAAATATCGGCGCGTTTATGAACCCCTACACCGAGCAGGTCACGGGCAACACGCTAGACAGCCTTGAGCGGCAACGCCAAATGGCAACCAACAACATGGGCGCACAGGCGTCAGCGGCAGGCGCGTTCGGTGGTTCACGCCACGGGGTCGCGGATGCGATGACCAATGAGGGCTTTGCGCGTCAGGGCGCGGATACGTTCGGGCGGCTTCAACAGCAGGGCTTTAACACCGCACTCGGCGGCGCACAAAACCAACAGCAGGTCGGGCTACAAGCGGCTAACCAAATGGGCAATCTGTCCAACATGGGCTTTGGCTTTGGTCAGCAGATCGGGCAACAGCAAGCGCAACAGGGCGGGCAGCAACAAGCGTTGATGCAGCAGCTTATGAACGCAGGCCGTCAGCAATACGCGGGCTTTACGGGCGCACCACAGCAGGCGCTTAGCCTTCCATTGCAGGCGCTTGGCGGCGCTCAATACGGGCAAACCACAACGCAGACAAAGCAACCGGGGCTTTTTGATTATCTGTCTCTTGGGGCGCTGGGGGCGAGTGGCACCAATTTTTCCGACCCTCGCCTAAAAGAAAACGTGCAGCACGTTGGCGACATCGACGGCATCCGGTTCTACAATTGGGACTGGAACGAAGAAGGCTTGAAGGTCGTATCACCGGGTCAAGGCACGTTTGGCGTTATGGCTGACGAGTTGCAAAAGACGCACCCCGAACTGGTCACGACCGGCGCGGACGGATACCTGCGGGTTAATTACAGCGGGCTAAAGGGTGATATTATCGGCGGGCTGTACTAATGACTATCTTTAACGAGCGGTCAACCGGAAACTTCCAAGGGGTTGACCCTCGCCTGTACGAAATCCTAACGATGGCGCGAAATACGTCGGGCGTTCCTTTTGAAATATCGGAGGGGATGCGCACGCGGGATCGACAGCAAGAACTTTTCGACAGCGGCGCAAGCCAAACAATGAACAGCCGCCACTTAGTCGGCAACGCAGCAGACATATTCATTCCAGACGGCAACGGTGGGGTGAATTGGGATTTTGAGGCATACCGGCCAATAGCCGAGGCTGCAAAGGCGGCGGCGTCACAGCTTGGGTATAATGATTTTGTATGGGGCGGCGATTGGGAGTCCTTGCGGGATGGGGTTCACTTTCAAGTTGGCGGATCGCAACCGCACGCAGGCCACCAGCCACACACACCAAGTCAACAGGCCCCAAACCCACGGGCAACAGTAAGTACAAGAGGAGCGCCACAAATGGCACAGGAACAAGCGCCGCAAGGCATTCTAGGTGCTCTCGGCCTACAACGTCGTGAAGAAGGCGCAGCGGGTCCAACGGGGCAGTCATTCTATCAGCGTGACAACTTCAAGGACCTTATGGGCAACCTTGCGATGGGGTTCAACTCAATGACCTTAAACCCTGACCGAGACTTGGCGCGGCAGGTTCAGGCCCAGCAACAGGGACGGCGTGACGCCAACCGCAGGAATAGTACAATTGAATGGTTGCTCAATCAGCCCGGCGGCGAAAAGTTTGCAACAATGGCGGACGCGGTGGGCGTTGGGCCAGCGTTGCAGGCGTATCAAGCGGAAATGGCAGCGGCGAACGCGCCCGTTGACCAGACGAGCGCAATGCAGAATTATCAGTTTATGCTGGCAAACGGCACGGATCCGACAGAGGCAATGGAGCGTGCTTTCGGCGGCGGGACTAACATTGACATCCACACTGGCGACGCGGCTGATTCAGCGGACGCGGCGCTGCGCACAGGCTTGTCTGAAAGTCTAGTTGATGAGTTTTCCGCGTTTAGGACTGCGGGGTCAGCCAGCGCCGCAGTTATGGGCGATCTCAATGTGTTGCAGGAATTGGCAAGCGTTGCGCCAGAAGGACCAGTAACGGGCAGGTTTGCCGAAATGTTCCCAGAGTTTAGCGACGTTTCGGCGTTGCGGACTTCAATTATGCGACGTGTCGCGCCAACACTTCGGGTGGAGGGTTCCGGCTCTACGTCTGACATTGAATATCAGGGTATGCTTGACGGTTTTGGCAACATGAAAAACACAAGGGAAGCAAACTCCGCAATTATCTCAGTAATGCAAGCTAAGTCTCAGTTCAACATGGCCCGCGCCGATATTGTTAACCGCCTAATGAACGACACCACTTATTCCCAAGCACAGGCGACACAGGACTTGCGGACTCTAGACCAGTCGTCCGGCATTCCCGAGCAAGTGAAGGATTTGCTTGCAGCGTATGGCGGAGGCTCCACAGGCACGCCAGCAGCGGGCGGCGGCGTTCCGCAGGCTGATTTGGACTATTTAGGAGTTGGCAACTAATGGCTGGATATGAAGGATACACCGAGGAGCAATTGAAAGCAGCCGCAAGGCGGGCCGTGGCGGACGGCAACACCGATAGCGCCAACAGGCTTATTGCAGCCGCTCGTGCCGCTGCTTCTGTCTCTGCCGCTGTACCGCAAGAGCAAACCGCGCCACCGGCGGGCGACGTTGACCGATTTGGCCGCACGATGGACGCGCCGTTGTTTGACGTGTCAACCCTGACTGATCCACAGCCGCAAAACGCGCGAGGCGGTGCCTTGATGGATGTCGTCCGGTCTAGCTTGTCTGGATTGGGGCGCGGCGCAACTGAATTGGCGGCATTGCCAGCCACAATCGGCGGTGGACTTGACGCGCTTTCTGAGCGGGTAGGACTTATTCCAGAAGGTTCGCGCACAAACATTCCTAGCCTTGGCGACGGCATCAGGAATTTAGGCTCTCAAATCACAAGCGGCGCAACAGGATACAACCCACAAACCACAACGGGCGAATATGCGCAGACAGTTGGCGAGTTTGTCGGCGGCGGCGCGGGCGCGAAGGCTGGCCTTTTGGGTGGTCTTGCGTCTGAGGGTGCGGGCCAGCTTACAGAAGGCACACGGCTTGAAATGCCAGCGCGTATCGCGGGCGGACTTCTTGGCAGTGTCGCCGCAACCCCGCGCCCCGGTCAGTTTCGAGGCACTGACGAAGCGTCACGACTGGCAAACGTCCTTGACGGTGCTGGCGTGCGAAACGTTACTGCGGGCCAGCGGCTCGGGGCCGAACGGCTTATGCGTGCAGAAGGGCGTCTTGCACCATCGGGCGCGCAGCTTGACGACTTCACGGCATCAACAATGCGCCAGCTTGGCAGCGCGGAAAGACTTGCAACGCCTGAAACATTGCGGGCTGTAGAGCAGCGGATTGTTGGCCAAATGGATGATGCTGTGCGCGGCGCGGACATTGTGCCAGACTCCAACATTGCCCAACGCGCACTTGACGTTGCTGATAGATACAAGGATCGCATTCCAGAGGGTTCATTAGAGCCACGCCTGCGCGGAATAGCAAATGAAATACGGGCGCTTGCTGAGTCAAGGTCGCCAGTTACGGCGGAGAGATTAAAAGGCTGGCGTCAAGAAATCGGCGACTTAGCAATGAGCGACAAAATTGCAACACGACAGGCGGCGCATTCTGTTCGCGAACTTATAGACAGCCTAACAGACCAAGCACTGACTGTTGCTGGCCGCACCGACGACATCGCATCTTTAGAATCGGCAAGAACGTCTTATCGTGATTTTATCGGGGTTCGAGACGCATCCACACGCGCGGGCGCAGAGCGTGGCACGCTATCACCTACGGCGCTCAATCAATCAATTATCAGGTCACAAGGCCGCGAGTCTTATGCCTTGGGGCGCGGCACTCCAATGCAGGACTTCACACGCGCGGGCGCTGCCATACTGCGCCCCGCACCAGCAGTTAGCCCCGGATCAAACCGCAACTTTGCGGTTCCGGGCGGTCTTGCTGCGCTTGGCGGTACGGCTGGCTTTGCCGTTGGCAACATGCCCGGCGCTATAGCTGGTGCGGGCGCGGCGCAAATGGCACCAATGGCGGGCCAAGCAATGATGCGCAGCCACGCCATGCAGTCACTCTTGCGTGACCCATTATCTATTCCACGGCAGGCCACGCCAATGCTGCCGGGACTTCTTTCACAGGACCAAAGGTAAATTATGGAACTGAAAAAGCCAACAGAAGATCAAATCGGCAACTCGGTGCAGGTCGCTATTCGTGAAGCGGTGGACTTTATCGAAAGCGAAATCGCGCCGGATCGGATCAAAGCGCAGAAATACTTTGACGGGCATTCGGACCTAAAGCACGAGTCTGGACGCTCTAAGGTTGTGGCGACAAAATGCCGTGACACGGTGCGAGCGATCAAGCCTGCCCTTATGCGGGTGTTTTTGCAGTCAGCCGCGCCTGTTGAGTTTGTGCCACGCACACCGCAAGCCGTAGACGCAGCAGATCAGGCGTCCAAGTATTGCAGCTACGTGTTCAACCGCAACGACGGGTTTAGTGTCCTGAGCGACGTATTCCACGACGCCCTTATCAAAAAGGTTGGCATCGCAAAGGCGTTTTACGACGAAACGTCAGAGGTGGAGTTTGACGAGTATTCCGGCCTGACCGAAGATCAAATGGCGGACCTTGACAGCGACGAGAACGCCGAGATTGTTGAGTCGTCCATCACGCAGGAAGCCGTGTTTGACCCAATGGGCCAGCCTATTTCACCAGCATTGTACGACGCCAAGGTCTCACTGACCAAGAAGCGCGGCGAAATCAAGATTGCCAGCATTGCGCCGGAAGACTTCTTTGTGGATAGCGGCGCGGTCAGCTTGGATGATTGCTTTATCTGCGGCCATAACACAGACGGGCGCGTTGGCGACCTTGTGGAAATGGGCTTTGATTTTGACGAGGTTTACGAATACGCCGGATCCGGTTCTGGATCGGTGCAAGAGGAAGAAGAAATCGCACGCAGCGGGTGGGGCGAACGCGACGACGACGAAAACGACAACGATCCGTCAATGCGTAAGATTCAAATCACCGAAGCCTACATGAAAATGGACATCGAAGGAACGGGCATCCCGCGTCTGTATAAGTTCATCTGCGCTGGCCTGAATTACGACCTGCTTGAATATGAGCTTTGCGACTTCAACCCGTTTGCTGTCTTTGAGGTGGACCCAGAACCGCACACCTTCTTTGGCCGTTCAATCGTTGACATCATCCTTGAGGACCAAGACGCATCCACGTCGCTTATTCGCGGCCTGCTCGACAACATCGCAATGATGAATAACCCGCGCTTGTTGGTTAATGACAACGCGGTGGAAATGGACGACGTGCTAAACAACGAGATTGGTGGGGTTGTGCGCACTACTGACATGACGGCCGTTCGTGAACTTGTCATTGGATCGGCGGCAACGTCCGCCATTCCAGCAATCGCGCTCTATGATGAGGCTATCAGGTCCAAAACAGGCGTGTCAGGGGCCAATGGCAGCATGGACACAGACAGCCTGCAAAACCAGACGGCAACGGGCGTGAACGCGGCAGTCCAGGCGGCAACGGCGGTCTCGGAGCTTATCGCACGCACACTGGCCGAGGGCGGCATGAAACAGCTATTCCGCACCATTGCGCAAATTGCACGCCAGAATCCTAACCCCGAAGAAATGATGCGCCTTGACGGGCAGTTTATCCCCGTTGATCCGCGCTCTTGGGGCGTTGACCTAGATATGATGACAAACGTTGGTCTCGGCACAAACAAGCACGACGAAAAGATGATGACCCTGCAACAGATTGCGGGTCTGCAAATGCAGGTGTTTAGCCAGTACGGGCCGCAAAACGGTATGGTTTCGATGACCAATATCCGCAACGCACAGGCCGACATTATGGCGCACGGCGGCATCCACAATTCAGACCGCTACATGCAGCCTATGAACCAGCAGATTGAACAGCAGCTAATGCAAGCGCAGGCGCAAGCGGCACAGGCACAGCAGGGCCAAGGCGGCGACCCTAACGCGGCATTCTTGCAGACCGAGCAGATGAAAGCACAGACGCGGGCGCAAGTGGACATGCAGAAAGCCACAATGGAACACCAGCGCAAGATGCTGGATATGGCGAACAGCGACGACTTCAAGCGTGACGAAATGGCGCAGAAGTTGCTTGTCGATGCGGCTAAAATCTTGGGCCAATACGGCACGAGCGTAGACGTTGCGCAGGTTAGCGCCCAACAGAACGCGCCGCGCCAATATGGAGGCATGAACAATGGATAAAGCCACAAGAGCGCAGCACGCCGAACACATTATGAACGACGAAGTGTTGCAAGAAGGGTTCACTGTTGCATATCAGCGACAATGTGATATATTTACACACAAGCTGGCAACCAAGAAGGAAGTCCTCGAGGCCCGGCGGATGGCATTAGCCATTAGAGAAGTTCAAAGCCAGATGCGATCCTTTATCACAGACGGCAAAATCATAGAGAAAAGGAATCAGGACCGTGTCAACGACTGATCTTGACACAGCGGTCGAAGGACTGCTGGCACCCGCGCCCGAAGCTGAAACCGAAACTGAGGAGGTAACGCAAGAAGAAGCGCCCGAATTGGAGGAAGTAGAGGAAGACGACGCACGCGAAGAAGACGAAGAAGAATACGAGACCTCTGAGGATGAGGCGTCAGACGAAGGCGACGAATCCGACGATGAGAATGACGCAGCCGAACAAGACGAAGGCGACGAGAAGCCCGCAACCAAGCTCTACACTGTCAAAGTCGATGGTGCGGACAAGCAGGTGACACTTGAAGACCTACAGCGCTCCTATTCGGGGCAAGCGTACATTCAAAAAGGGATGCAAGAGTCCGCCGACATGCGCAAGCAGACTGAGCAGATGTATTCAGCCCTACAAGCGGAACAGCGTAAATTCGTTGAAACCGTCCAGAGCCTACAACAAAACGGCATGAAGACAAAGCCGCAAAAGCCAAGTGCAGACCTGCTTAATTCCGACCCAATCGGCTACATGCAGGAAAACGCCCGATATGACGCCGCTATGGCTGAGTACACTGCCCAGCAGACTCAGATCAATGACGTTACACAACGGCAATCTGCAATGCAACAGCATGCGAAACAGGTCTACCTTCAAGAGCAAGTGCAACGCTTGCAGACTGAAATTCCTGAATTTGCCAATCCCGAGACGGCAGCGCCGCTCCGAGATAAGTTGTTCAAAATGGGTACGGAAAACTACGGCTACAGCCCAGACGAAATGGGCGGGGTTACGGATTCCCGTGCGGTCAAAGTCCTCATGGACGCGATGAAATGGCAGGAATTGCAATCTGGCAAAGCTGCGGCAAAAACGACGCCAAAGCCCCAGAAGTCAATCAAGCCGACTGGACGCAGACAACAGCCTAAAAGCGTTGCCCGCGCAAAGCAATTGGCGAAAGCAAAACAAAGCGGCAGTCTTGAAGACTTTGCGGCGGCGATGCTTGCGCCTGACACATAAACCCGAATAGGAAACTTTCAAAATGGCACAGCCAGCTAACACTTTCGACTCCTACGATGCTAAAGGCATCCGCGAGGACCTTTCAGACACTATCTATGACATTTCGCCAGAAGAAACACCGTTTTACAGCGGCATGGCAAAGGTCAAAGCGTCCAACACTTTGCACGAATGGATGACCGATTCATTGCGTAGCTCCGCTGCAAACGCGCACATTGAAGGCGACGACACCGCTGCGGAAGCCCGCTCGGCAACAACTCGCCTTGGCAACTATACGCAAATCTTCAAGAACGCGGTTGTCATTCCCGGCACCGATGACGGCTTGAACAAAGCTGGTCGCGCAAAGGAAATGGCTTACCAAGTCCTGAAGATTGCCAAGGAGCAAAAGCTGGACATTGAAAAGGCCATGTTTGCCAACAACGCGCGCGTTGCCGGTAACGCCACAACTGCCCGCGAGCTTGCTGGCGCACCTGCATGGTTGACCACAAACGTATTGTTTGGTGCCAACGAAGGCGCGTCTCCAACCGGTGACGGTACTGATGCACGTACCGATGAAACAACCACGTTGATTGACTTCTCACAGGCACGTTTCGACACTGTGATGGAATCAATCTGGTCTGCTGGCGGCAAGCCTGACACGGTTATGCTCTCTTCTTACCAGATGAACATTGCCCTTGGGTTCACTGGCAACAACAACCAGCGGGCCAATATCGACTCCACCAAGGACGAAGTGCGCAACGCAATGGCGATCTACGTCACTCCTTGGGGTACGGTTAAGTGGCAGATGACCCGCGAGAACCGTTCGCGCGACATCTTCATCAACCAGTCAGATATGTGGTGTGCTGGCGTTCTTCGGCCAACCAAGAACACACAGCTTGCCAAGTCCGGCGATAACGAGAAACGTCAGGTCATCACTGAATTGACGCTGGTTTGCAAGAACGAAGCCGCAAACGGTGGCCTGTTCGACAACGCAATCTCCTAAACAACGGCGGGGCGGCTTAACGGTCGCCCTACTGCCAACCTTTAGGGGGAAAGCATGAAATACAAAGTTTTAGTCAATGGAATGTTTGTTGAGGGTACGCTGTACCGCTTGGGCGAGACGTTTGAACTAAGCGAAGAAAACGCGGCTATCCTGCGCAACAGATCACCACACTTGAAATTTGAGGGACCAGATGAGCAAGATAAGCGAATCAATGACTTTCGACGAGACCACGGGCAAGATTCTAATCAAGCAGACGCACGACTACAATCCGGTGCTGGAACGCGCGAAAGCCCTAAAAAGCGCGGGACTCGACGGGGCAAGTGATAACAAGCTCGTGGGCCTTGTGCCTATGAAGATGTTTTACGAGTGGGCTAAGAAGTGGGGCGTTGATTACACCGACACCCAAGCCATGCAAGAGGTCGTCGCCAAAGAAATGATGAGTTCCGACAACGCTAATCTCAGGGTGTGGGATGGCAAATTCTAAGGACAATACACCGATGGAACTGATTGCGGACTATTGGGCGATTGTCGCGGCTGCACTAGGCGCGGTCGTGTGGCTTGTTAGGCTTGAGGCGCGGGGCCTTTCCAACACCGCCGAAATCAAACGTCTCTGGACACAGCGCAAAGAAGACCTGCAATCAGCCAAGGATAGCAGGGACCGGACCGACAAGCGGCTAGACGAGATTGGCCAAGACATCAAAACACTTTTGAGGGGGCTTGATAAATGACACCTGACCTGCACTTGGGCGACAGCCAACTAATCCTAAAGGAATGCAAGATGGCGGGCCTGTTGCGCAACCAGGCGGCCTACGTAATGGCCACGGCGTTTTGGGAAACAGCGCGAACCGTTCACCCTGTCAAAGAAGCGTATTGGGTCAAGAATGCCGAGGCGTGGCGCAAGAAAAACCTGCGATATTATCCGTGGTATGGTCGCGGCTACGTTCAACTGACGTGGGAGCGCAACTATATCCATGCGGGCAAGCAGTTGGGCCTTGATCTGACAACCAACCCCGAAGCCGTCATGAAGCCGGACGTATCGGCCAAAATCCTTGTTACCGGCAGTCTTGAGGGCTGGTTCACTGGCAAGAAGCTGGGCGATTACATCACGCTGTCAAAGTCAGACTTTAGGGGCGCTCGACGTATTATCAACGGCACGGACAAGGCGGCTGCAATCGCCACCATTGCGCGGGCATACGACGCGGCGCTCAAGGCAGACGGCTACGGCACTGCCCCACCTGCAACCGAGATTGAACCGCAGACAAACCCGCTCGCGTCGCTCCTTGCGGCAATCGCTGCGCTATTTGGAGGACGGAAATGAAAAAGTATTTCAAACCTAAATCCCTAACGTGGTGGGCGTCATTCGCGCCGCTCATTGCGGGCCTTGTGGTGGCCTTTGAGCCGCTTCATGGGTGGTTGGCGGTTACGGGCACGATTAACGCGCTGACGGGCGGGGTTCCCCCCTCCCTGCTGATTAACGCGGGCCTAGTTGGCATCGGCGTGCGGGGTGCAATGAAATGATGATTGATTGGGGCGCTGTGTTTGTGGTTCTAGCGGGCATCGCTGTGCTGATTTATGTGGTGGTGACGTGATTGATCTGTTGACCAGCATTCCCGCCCTTCTGGGCATCCTTGGGGCCGTTGTCGCGGCGTTCTGGGGCAACAGCAAACTACAGCGCCACAGGGGCCGCAAAGAGGGCAAGCAGGCCGTGGCTGACGATATGGCCGAAGCATACGCGGACGAAGCCAAAGAGGTACGAAATGCGCAGACTGACATTCCTGGCAATCCCGATGATGTTCTTGATGGGTTGCGAAAGTTTACCGAATGAGGGCAGGGCGGCGGCGATACTTGATGCGGCTGTGCCAGTGTCGCGGGAACACGCTGGGGCCCTTTTGGGTGACGACGTAGACAAGATGCGGGCGACGGGGCTGGAACTCATCACGGTGGTGAATTGCTGGCCCGATGGGTGTGTGTCGAATTAGCCGCGTTTCGTTAACATAGACGCAGCGGTGTGTCGTGATTTTGCCGTTTTGCTAACATAAGCCGCGCGCCGTATCGGCCTGCGCGGCATTTTTGTGTTTGGGGTCATGGGCCGGGTCATGGCGCGTCACCTGTGACGCGGTAGGCTTCTTTGGCGCGTTTACGGCACCACTTGAGTTCCTTCTTGGGCTTGTCTGGCCATTGCGGTTCCCCGTCATATATGTCAGCCAAAGCACCCCGAGCCGCCTTAAGCCGCGCCCGCAATTCGATGTTCTCGGCGCGCACGGCGTCGATTTCGGCCTGTGTGGTTTGGTCTACCATCATTCAGCATCCTTGTTTGCGTGGCGCTCGGCCCGCTTGAGTTCGTCGGCAATTAGAGGGCCAGCCCAAGGCGCACCGAATGGGCTGGGGTTGTCGCCACCAAGCGGCGGTATGGCGTGGTATGTGGGCAGGTCGGCGGGTTGCTTCACGGCGTCACCACATAAAACGCCACACACATGGCGATGATGAGTAGCAGACTGATGGCGTCGCGGATCAATCCTGTGCGTTTGCGGGGCATGTTGCCTCCAGTGCGCAGGTTGGCAAAGCGAGGGTGGTTGTTGTCAGTCATAGTCAGGATCCTCCTGTTCAAATTCGAGATCGTCGGCCAGCGCATAGATCGCCCCTTGCAGATCAACCGGCAGCTTTGACACATCGACCGCAACCCCCAGTATCGTCAGATCATCTATCGCCACATTATCCCACTCGATCCAAGTGGGTGAGCGGTCCACGCCATAGTCGGTGGCAACGCCGGTGGCGCTGAACGCCACCTCCACCTCCTCGCCGTTGTGGTTTGCAATTCCGTATGCCATTGTCAGTAACTCCTGTTGGTGTGTTTCTATAACCTACAATTATCCGCTATTGCCGCCATCCATGTTCAAATGGCTGACATCGAAGTAAGGCACTTTGGGCTTGCCACCGAAGCCGTCGCCGTAGCCGTTACTGGTGTCATGTTATTTCCTTTGTTAAGCCGTCTAAAACCAAACCGTGAAGCGCCCGTCCTGCCCGTCGTATGGGTGGTGTACGAAACACTCAACAGCTTGCCGGTTGATATATCCGTTGCGATGGTGCCATCCGTCTGGCGGGGTTGGTGAGCGGACATACTCAATTTGCACATTATCCCCCTCCATTGAGCGCACGGCGTTGTGCATCATTGTCATTCCGATATGGTCTTTTTCGCGCTTGTGAGACAACACGCCCGCTTGCTTGCGGATTTTGTGGTGTAGGTGGTGGACGTAGATATATTTATGCGGGCATTCTGAAATGTGCGCCCGCGCCTCCGTCATCATTAGCGGGTAGAGGTCGGATTCCTTTGCCCCGTCGCCGTGCGTTATGCCGATCAGGTTGTCTTGAAAGCGATAATACTTGCGGTGATTTTCTGACAGATTGTAATCAGTCGCGGTGACGTCAGGCGCGTTGCGAAACCATGCGCCAACCTCGCGGGCCAAACACCAGCCCATAAGCCAGTCGTGATTTGACGGCACGAATATCAAGTCCACTGGCGCTGTGAGGCGTGCCAATTCAATGCACTTCACATATCCCGCCATTGCGTCCCGGTACATCTGGTGAATGGTGCCGTGGCCGTCCTGATACGTGCCGCTTGTCGTCGTTGAGCGAGGCCCGTCAACGTGCAGGATGTCATTGCCCAGAACAAACAAGATGCGCCCCACCCCCATGCCCGACGCCTTGCGGATTAACTCGCGCGTGCCTTCAACCATGCGCTGCACGGCAATCTCGCGGCTGTAGGTGTAGCCCGTCTCTGTTTCGACGCACAGCTTGCCTACGTGAATGTCAGACAGATCAATGACCAGCAAGCATTCGCCATCAGGTCGTTCCCGTATTTCGTATTCCGGTGCGTCTATTGTTTGCAGGTCGTCAATCGCGCCGCGTATCGTGTCCAGAAATTTGTTGGTTTCGGCCTCATCAACCGGCGCGGACCAGCGCGTTGTGCCGACCTTGTTGCCCGCCTCGTTATAGTTGTGTATCCATCCGCCCTTGGCTTCCGATCCAGTCAGGCCCGCGTCGTTCATCGCCCGTTGCGCGCCGTCCGATAGGTGCAGCCCGCGTTCCTTGGCTTTCTTAATGCGGCTGCGGAATGTTTCAACGTTTACGCCTAATGCCTTTGCGGCCAGAAAAGCCCTGCCATCGTGGCGGTCCAGCGCCTCTATTGCTTCTATTGCTAATTGGTCTGACATTGGTGGATTTGGCATGGTTAACCTTCCAATTTAGTGCAAGACAATGCGGTTGCATTTACAAAAAGAAAGGCAATCGGCTTGCGTTGGCTATGCGTATCACGCAGTGGGTTGATTGTTAAGGGTTTTCGATGCGGCGGTATTCGACAGGGACACCGGCCCATTGCGCCGTTATAATGCCGTATCTCATCCCCTCCGTGATGCCCTTATCCATGTAAATGACGCTTGCATCCGCAACGCCCTTCCAGGCAAGCCCCGCCTCAATCCCCCATTGCCTTTCTTCGGGGTCGGTATCGTCAAGAATGCCGGGCTGCGTGTAAAGCAAGTGCGACGCAATCGGTGCCTCCCCACGCATTAGGCTGTCACGAACGCACAGTCGCGCGTAGTCGATGTTTGCCTCAACGTCGCCCGCGTAGGGGCTTTCCAGGATGACAAGTCTCATTAACCCCCACTCATCTCCGCCCCAAGGGCCATGTATCCAGCGCCGTCAACATTGCTATCGCGGTGCGGGCCGGTGCGTAGACGTGCCACCTTTAACAGCACCATCATGTTGCAAACGTCCGATGCGGTAACAGGGTTTCCAAGGTATGCCGTCCACATCTTTGCAATACAGCCAAACGACTCTTGCGGGGTGCCGTAGTCCTTCTCACGGTCGCCGTTGATTAGCGCCTCGGCCTCCGCGAGTATTTCTGAGCGTGTGTTCATACCCCCGTACCAATCACAATGCAGCCAGAGTCGTCTATGTAGTGGCCGTCGCGCAGGTCAGGGTTTGCCAAGAAGCCCGCACGCTCGTTTTCGCAAGTCACCGCGTTGTAAAACGGTATCGTGTAGACCTTGCAGCCCTCGATTGATCCCGGCTCAAGTGGACCGAATCCGCAGATAAGTATGTATCCAAGTATCATTTTGCCTCCTTATTCTTGTTCATCTAGGATTTCGCGTTGCGCTATTGCCAAAACTCCAATTGCAGTGGCAAGAGGAACCTTGTCTGCAAAGTCATAAACAGCAGATTTTACAGCCTCGCACATATCTGCGGCGTGGGCAATGGCGGGTTTGCCGCCTTTTATTGTTGTAAATTTTTTCATCCCCCGCCTCGTCAGCCGGTCATTCTCTGCATTGATGTCCCGCCGCGTGGCAATCGCTTCAGCATCCGCGTGTTTTTCAGTGCGTAGAATGCGGTTATCGCCCCGTAGCGCGTCACGTTCGGCGACAGGAACCCAAGTTTCCAAAATAGTTCCGCCTCCGTTGTCGGTCGGTGCGTGTGCTGTGATATAGCGCAGGTTGTCACGTTCGACGTAGTACAGTTGTGCGCCAATTATGCTCGTATCAGTCATTTTAATACCCCCACACAAAAGTTTTATACATCAGCCCGCCAACAAATACGACGGCCAGGACGGTCAAGGCAAACGCCAAGACTTGATTGACCACGCGCTCGGCCTTGTGTGTGAATATCTGGCGCTCGTGCCGGTCCTCCATCTGCGGGATTGTCGGCGTTGGCTTGTGTGGCGTCAATGGCGGGAATCTGTGATATTTTGGGAGGTCGGTCATGTTGCTTCCTTTGTTTCTGCGGGGATAACTGTCACACCGTCAGTCCAAACGCGGCTTGTGCGGCGGTCGTCGGCGTATGCCTCGGCGTGTTCGTCAAAGTCGGGGAAATGCAGGTTGTTGCGCCCGTCGCGTGCGCCCTCGTCGTCGTTGGCCCATTGGAGGCGTTGTGCGCCGTATTCTGCGTCGGTCATTTTGTCACCTCTAACAGGTTCTCGTGGATCGTGTGAATAACTGCCGACACCGGGTTGGTGTATTCTTCGGGGATACCGTCTGCGCGGCCTTCGTCTACGGCGGTGGCAATCTTGCGCTGATAGCGGGCGATGGCTTCAATCTCAGGGTCTTTGAGGGCCATGATTGCAGCGCGGGCTTTGTCTACGGCTTCGCGGATTGTTTTGGCATTAACTATTTCGGTTCCACAACTACCTAGTTGAGTGCCTGACCTACTGTTGCTGCAAATCCAAACCTCAGCCCTGTAAGAATCTGAAAAGCGAACATAAGTTGACGGCGTAACCATCCCTTTTTCCACCATCAGAGGTACAAGGGATTGAATGGCCTCAAGAGCCTCGGCGATTGTTGTGTAATCTTTTGTCATGGTCGTCTCCGTTAATTGCGTTGGTGTTGTTGGCGGCGATTGTGCCGAATAATTGCTAGCCGCATTTAAGTATCGCGGCGCATGGTGTTCTCCCTGTATGTGGCCCCTTTATTGGCCGTGTGAGGTTCTGCCCTGTCGTCCTCTAGTGTCACCACCATACAACAGGCAATCTCACATGGCAAGCGTTATTTTCGGACAATGCAGAATTATCACGTTGACAATCCAGCGGCAATATCCGAAGGTGGGCACATGATAAAACCAGCAAGGGTACCGTAAACATGAACGTAGGCGACAAAATTGAAAACATGAAATCTAGTAAGGCGGACCCAAGAAGGTTTGGGTATTTTGTAAACAAGGGAAATGATGCGCATATAAAGGGCGGTGGCCCCTACATCAGGCTTACTGACGGCGCAGGGAACCATTGGACCTGCTCCACCATGCCAAAGCACCGATGCGTCTTTACCAACCACGGACAACCCAAAACAACCGCACAAAAGGAAGACCAAATGCGAATGGTAAACCCCGCAGAACAAAAAGTCCTAGACCAGATTGCAAAGTTTCGCGCAAAGACTGGCATGGCAAAGACAATGTTTGGCAAGCACGCCGTGGGCGATGCAAACCTGATCGGCCAGCTTGAAGGCGGGCGGCAGTTGCGCCACGAAATGCGCGAGAAGATCAAGGCGTTTATCAAGTCGGGCGGGGTAAAGCAATGATTGAACTGTCACTTCCCTGGCCTGACAGGGGCCTGCAAAGCAACGCCCGCAGCAAAACGCACCACAAAAAGGATCGGCTGACAAAAACCGCGCGCGCCTATGCTTGGGGTGTGGGTCTTGAAGCCAAATTGCCGAAAATACCAA